ACTTTAAATGAAACTAATCTTTGAATGTCTGGCAACTCAAGTCTGCTTATCACATCCTCTCTGCCTTCTCTCTGGTAGTATTTTCTTGTCGCTTCTTGCTTTGTGACAAACACAGGCTCTACAATCTCCTCACATAGTCGTGCAAGTTCCTGCGTTCTTACCATCACAAAACCTCCAAGCTCTGGCATATCAAATGCAATGTATTCGGCTTTGCCGTACATCCATCCGTTATCTCCTTTTACGTTCTTAAACTCTACCCAGATGGTGTTAGGATGGTTACCTCCTTTTACGTCTACGGATGTTGTTCCGTTTAGCCGTGTAACGAAGTAGTCAATGTGATCGTAGATGTCGGTGTTGCGGTCGGACTTCTCACAAGAGTAGCCAATTGCTTCGCAAGCCTCTACAAACCTCTTTGCAGTAATGTCACCAACTTGATTGGAGTACACCCTTCGCTCGTTACTAACTGACATAAGCGTTGTATAATGTCTCAAGCTCCTGCAACCTACCACGAAGACACGAGCCGCAGCTTGTAGGCTGAACGGAATCCTTAAAGACTCGGTTGTAGATTTTATTCACTTCCGTTTGCTCAAACGCAGTCACGGTGTTCCTGCCTCGCATCTTGCCGACAAACTCGTATTCTTCTTTGGTCAAGCACTCTGGCTTCCTGTACCGAAATAGCTTGTTAAGTTTCTCCTTACGGGCATCGCAACCGCAGTCCACGCCTGTGGCTTCGCTAAACCAATCCACCGCAGCCTTGATGCCTGTGGCGGTTGTGATAGTCTCGATGGTATCACCCAAGCCGCTTGGCTTCTTTGTACGCTTCGTAGGTGTCTTGGCAGTCTTCTTGGATTCGCTCTCTTGCATTTTTTAGTGTGTTGAATATGGAACGTGCTGAAATCTTAGTCTCATCCGCTAACGTGCGAATGGACATATCGGTGTTGTGGTATAGCGCAAATATCTTTTTGTCGTACCAATGCCAGTCAGTTTGGGTTGACCACACCCTGTCGTAGAGTTGTATGAGTTGCACCTCTGCATCTTCGTTAGCCTCCTCGTATATAAACTCCTCAAGAACGTCAACGTCTACGAACTCGAATCTTGCTCTCTGGCGCATTAGAGTAGCATACATATTCCGAAGGGTGACGTACACGAAGAAGGTATTGACCTCCGTCTCGTTGTACATTATTTTCTCGGCATCATCAACATACTTGTACAATCTGACGTACATTTCTTGTACAAGCTCTTGGGCAAGGTCATCGCTTGCGCCAAAGCTCTTGCACATCCGAATCCAATCGGTCTGCCGCTTTGCTAATACTGCGAGGAGTCCCAAGTGATTTCTACAATTACAACAAACAGAGCAAATTGCACCGTGTGCATCACAATATCTTCTTCAAGGTAGTCGGTCTTTGACCAGTTAGCCCCTACGATAAGCCCATAGATTGGGTAAAGTCCTACGTTAAAATTCATCGAATGTGCGTTTAAGAGTTAGATACAATTCCTTGTATTTAGATAACTCCGCAACGACTTCATTGAGTTTATTTAGTTCCAATTCTAAAGATTGAAAGTCGGGCTTATCAATGCAGGCCATCGGGTTTTCTTCAAGAACGCAGCAGGCTACCTTGTAGTAGTGCTGATAGTCCCCGTAAATCAGACGGTCTTTATGCATCCTTACGGCATAGGCTACCGAGCTATGGTCTTTGTCTATGGCCTCACCCAACTCGTGGAGCGTGGCGTGGTTTCGGAATGCGGAAACGAATGCTGCTCTTGCAGTGGATTCTTTATGTGCGCGGCTGCCATTGTCTTGAAACCCAAGACGTGCAAAGTATTGCTCTTTACTTACTTTTAGTTGACGTAGTTCGAATGGTCTCATTTGCATTTACAGAGTCTTGCTCTGCCCTCTTTGTGATTGGTTAATATCTTGGTAATTGGCATAGTGTAGTGTTTGTGGTCTGAAAGTCTTTTAAACTTCATCTCACTTGCCCACTCCACTAAATTGTCATCCTTGTCTTGGATTATGGTAACATCGGTCACGAGGTAGTCGCTTCCGTCAACCGAGAAGCATTCGTACTTCTGAAAGGGTGAAAGGATTTGCTTCATAGCTGATCTTCAATTATGCCCTGAAGCCTTTGAATCTCGTAGATCATTTGCTCGCTATCAATCCGCAGCTTGGCGTTTGCCAAGTACATTTCGTTCATCTTGCCTTCGGTGAACTGTCGGTAGTCAATGAACTGCTGCAAGAGTAGGTCTGCGTAATGGCAGCTCATAACGTGGTGCAGGATGTCATCTTGAACCTCTCTGCCTTTTGCCTTGTCTGCTGCTTGCTGCGCCAACCACATAGCAGTCCCCGCAAGCATCAACTGCTTCTCGCGAATGTATAGGTCGTGTGAGTCGTCAGAAGGGTACATCAGTCGCAGGTGTTTCATCCGTTTTAATTGGCAGCAAGTTACGTCCGTTTATCACAAAACCAACATTTCCCAACACGCTCTGTAAAACAAGAGGTGTCTCAAGTGGCGTGATTCGCCCACCAGACTCCATCTCCTTGACCTTGCGAACGTGGATGTGGGTGTATATCCAGTCAGTTTCGTGGGCCGCAAATCGGTGAATCACGATAACGCAGTCGCTACGGTTGCCCCACTTACCACCACCCTCAATGTCCGAAGTATTGGGAGGCATCGCCATCCCCTCGTATGGGTGGCCTTTGTAGAACACCTTACGCATTGCCTCTGTCACAGGGTGAGCGTTTACGATTGTAGTGACGTTATTCTGGTGGGCAAAGACCCGAAGCGCAGAAGCTACCTCATAATGGTATTCGTGCATCCCTGTCTTGCCTAATTTCTTTTGATCTGTTGATAGGGAGTTGTAAGGGTCAATTAAAGCACCTGTGTAGTTCCATTCGTTCTTAATGGAGTTCATTACCTCAAGTAATTCAAAGGCGGTAAAAAGCCGATTGCCGTCTATAAATTGGAAGTACTCGTTTATGAAGTCCAGCTTGCGGTACATCATACCCTCATCAATCCCTTGAATCGGTTTGCAAACGAGGAACTCAATGAGCTTTCGTTTAAGGCTTGGCACTTCGTTCTCTGCGGAGTAGATGAGCCACTTCTTGCCGAAGTTGTAAGACTGCAAGAGCATCAGATAAAGCAGCGTATGGGTCTTGCCCACGTTGGCGTGGCCGACCACAACCACGAACTCGCCGTCTTTAAGTCGCAGGTATTGGTCTACTTCAAAAACACCGAGCTTGCCCGTGTCGTAGTATTTGCCTTTGAGGGCGCGTTGGAGGTATGGCAACGAAGATTCGTTACTCAGTAAGTCAGGATGTATCATTGTTTCTAATTGGTTTGACAAATATAACAAAATAATTGACATAAAAAAACCCCTCCGTAGAGGGGCTTCACGCGACGACCTATTTAAAAACCAATCAGAAAGGGTCGTTGCGATTTGCGAAATGCTCAACGTGTGATGCAGGAGCTGAACTTGCACCAGTCATCCAAGCATTAAAGGTCTCTGCGTTGGCGAGGATGGTGTTCACATCGTGCTGGGCAGCACAAGCGTACTCCACCGCAGCCTTCAACGCCACTTGGCGAATGATAGAAGCTGAACGGTCATCTGTCTTAGCGGCAAATGAAGGTGATGATGGTGCGGACTGGGTGTACCCACCACCGCCAAAAGCATTGGCGCGTTGGATCTTGATTGTACCCTTTTCGTTCTTGGTGTACTCCACGTCTTCGCCTACGGCATAGGGTGGGGTTTGTGACTTGGCGAAGGCAGTACCGAAGTCTCCGTTGTCGAAGCGAACCTCTAACTTAAAGAGATCCTGCCATTGGCCCGTTGGGGTGATTGAAATAATTTTAGACATAGTATAGATTGGTTTTAGATAAATAGAATTGATTGCTGCTGCAAAACCTCAATACGAGCTTCAAGCTCTTGTATCTTGTTTTGAAGTGCTTGGATTTGTGCTTGTTGCACTTGCACCATTTCGGTGTAAACGTCTGAAGAAAAAGATAAAGTCATAACTGATTGGTTTTAAGTTAGGCAAATATACAACTTATTCTGATACCAACAAACCCGTGAAGGTTATTTCTGCGGTGTCTTTTGGAAGCGAGGGGTCGTAGGTCATCTTGATTCTGTCAACGTATTTGGGTGAGTCATCCTTTACCCCTCCCCATTGCTTGAACGCATCAAGGGCAAACTTAATTGCCATCACGCTGTTGTCCAAGTCGTAGCGGTAATGGACTCTGCATTTGATTTCAACGTGGGCAAGCTCGTATTTGTCGAACTGTTGCAGTTGTAACAAGACTTCACCGCAATGCTTCTCTTTGGCTTTGGCTCGGACTGTCCAATGCTTGGAAGCGTAGAAGGCGTTAAGGCTTGGAACCTTGCCTACGACAATCTTGTACGTTTTCAGTTGTCGGGTATCAGATAGCCGCATTGTATGGCGAAGTGCAGGTCTATCTTGGCAATCTCACCGAGTAGCTCTTGCTCTTTGTATTTCGCCTGTTGGCGAGATTGGTAGTCCGAGTCGCAGTTAGCCATTAGCGTAGCGCACTCCTCGAGGATGAAGTCTATCTTCCTGCGCTTGGCAGGGTTAGTATAGTACTGCATATTTTCCTGTTGTTGTTTGGCTTCCTTCGCTTGTTGCGCTAATTGTTGGCTGCTCATCTTGGCGTTCAAGTTCAAATTGTAGGTGAGCGATGGCCTTGCGGATGTCATCGCAGATAGGGTTGTGCGGTTTCTTGCCTGCACGCATTAGGTAGGTGAGGGCAGTTCCCAGATTGTAATTATCTGGTTGGAAGTCCATCACCACATCCTTCGCCTCTATCTTCAACGTCTTGCCGATGTAGTACTTTGGTGTCATTAGCCAAAGGTACGTCATCCCAATAAATGTAGATATGGTCATTCATTATTTAGAATCATTACAAATTAACATAAGTACTTGCGTATGTCAAATTTATTCCTTTTTTTTTACAAGTTAACTTAGTTAGTTACTTAACTTAATCAACTTTCAAGTTGATATTAGTTAGTAGTTAGTCAACTCTTAACTTTACCAAACAACTTAAAGAAAAAGAAACTTAATAAAGAAAAAGAAAGAAGTTGCGTTCTAACGCATCCAAATACCTCAAGGCATACACTTATACCATTTTAGTATTTAAGCGCAGCAGAAGCCAAATAAACCTACTCTACGAGCTTGTCTATCCACTTCTTGATGAAGTACGCAACCACAAGGATAAGCCCAAGCGTAACCGCTGCGCCTTCCAAAGTCCATCCCCTCTGCTTCTTTTCCTTCGTGAGGATCTTGGTCTGCGTTACACGGATCGTGTCTGGCAAGCAAGTTGCCTCAACGTACACCTTTCGGTCGATGTACTGGAGCTGAAGCCTTACCTTGTCTTGGTAAATTGTCGTGTCCTTGTAGAGTTCGAGCGTGTCGGTTAGGTACTTTGTCTTGGTGACAATGACCGTGTCCCTTACAATCACACTCTCTAGGACTGGTTTCACAGTAGCGCAACTGCTAAGAGCCGCAAGAGTCGCAGTCAGCAGGATTGTCCACATTGCAAGTCGGTTGGGGTTTAGTTTCGAGTTCATTGAGCCAGTTATCAAAAGGTGAGGTACTTGGTTTTGCCATTGTGCTTTACTGCTTTTAGGATTTGTTTTCGGTTCTTGGTATTAGAATAACTAACGTGAACCCAAGCTGGCGCAGTATCATTGCCAAATTCCCAAATGAGTTGGTCGAAGTCTAAATTGTCCTTAATCCAATGAAATAAAACATCGTTGCCACCATCAAACTTCAAGTCCGCTGCTTGTCCTTGCGTGTGCTGCGAGGTCTTTGCTCCCCTTACTTTGGAGTTGACCGCAGGGCTGCGGTATGCACTTGTTACCCTTATCGCACCTAAGGCATCTCTCGCAGGTTGTAAGACGTTTTCTGCAAGCGCACGGAGGTTGGGTTCCAAGTGCTTGGGTAAAGCGTTAGGAAGCCCTGTTTTTGTAGCAGTCAGTTCTCGGAGGGTGAAGTTGTTTGTCACGTTTTTAATATCAAAAGTTGGACATTTTACACATTATGCTCATTTGACTTTACACTTTGCGTGATTTATGCTCATTTGACTTAGCATTATTCACTTTTTGCATATTGCTTAATGTATATTTAATTGCACAATTTGTAGTCATAATGTACAATAAAACGTACGTTAACAGGTAAAGTGCGCCTTAATGCACATTTTAACGACCTTGACTTTTGTAAGGCTTGGAGTAGTTCTTACTCGCTTTGTTGCTGCTTGCACTCTTGGAGTGCTTGCCTCGCTTCTTGCTCTTACTGATCCTTTGGCTTACCGCCTGTTGCTTTGCCATCTTCTTTACCGTCTTTGAAAAACATAAGTGCGAAAGCCCCGACCATAAAAGTCGATACCTCCGTTAAAGTTGCACGGCCTCCCCAAACGAGTACGAAGCATAGTGCTATAATAAGAAGCCCCAAGATGGTGGTCTTAGGGTTCTTGAAGATTCGCTCAATTAGCACCTTTGTCCTTCTTGTAGTCCCTTCGCCACTTCCAAAGAGTGTACGCAAGTGAGGTTACAAGTACGGCTAAACCCAGCATTTGATGGGCGTAGCTTACGAGAAGTCCTGCTCCCGTTAAAGACCAAGACGTTACAACGCTATCGGCTGACTCCTTTGTCATCGTTACTCAAATACGGGTGGTACTGGAGGCTGGCAGTATGGTGCATCGGGGTTAGCAACGCAGTACTCTGTTTCGTATGCTGATTCCCAACCTGCGAAGATGTGAATTCCACAAGGCTCTGGCCATACCACATAAGCAGCAAAAGACGTAACCATTGGCTCGTTTGCCCATAGGATGTCAACTGCGTACTTTGGTGAAGACTTTACGCACACAGGCATCCCTTCGGCATCCTTCCCGTATTCAAGGCAGATGTAGCCTAATTCAACTACGGCAGTAACTAGCTCGGAGTTCCAAGTTGTTACAACCTCACCCGATGGGTCGGTAGTTGTGGTTTCAATTTTGGCTTTAGCCGTAGCCCATTGGGCTGGAGTAAACTCGTATTTTAGGAATTTCATCGTATGTTGAATTATGCGGTTAGTTCAGCCAACTGGGCGTTGGTTAGACGGGTCGGGAATAGTAGCACTTGTGCGGTTTTATCAGTAGACGGCCCAAGTACGCCATTTCCTAACTGGATTCGGCTCATTGCTGGTATGGTGCAAGAAGTATCGGTAGTTCCCACCTGTACTCCGTTTACAAAAAATGCGGTATTATTATTTGCATACCCTAAGGCACATTTGTAAGTTCCCGCAGTAATTGTAGATTTTGTAAAAGTTGCTTGATTAACAGAACTAACGAAAACGTCAGCGACTATTAACGCATTGGAGGATTTAAAGATGTAAATAGTATTCCCAAAGGAACCACCATCTAAGTTTAAAATACTCTCGTGGCCCGTTGCTGATGGCGTGTCAACTGCAAACTCCCAAAAAATGGTACCTTCGGTTTGACCGATAAGAGCCGAAGCCGAAGTCTTTGAAGCAGAATCCACAACCCTTGTAACTGATGCCCCAAGCGTGGGGATGTACGAGGTGGCGTAGGCGGCATCCTCTATTTGCAATCCGTAAAAATATGCACCGCTTGTTCCGTTGCCCGTGTACGTTGCACCGCCCACAGCGTTACCAGTAGTGGAATTTGACAAGTATATAAACGAAAGTCGGTTGGGTAACCCCGTAACGATTCCAGTAACGATGCAGCGATACCATCCATTTCCATAAGAAACGATAGAGGCTACTGGGCTTGTTCCAGCACCAGAATTACCAGTCGTGCTTACTACTCCATTTTGCAAGTCAAAAACTGCGTTGTAGTAATTTGAGCTATCAAAACCACCACTAATGTTTAAGTACCTACGTCCGTTTGATTTAGCAAAGATTGACGTTGTAAGATTTGCACTTGTTGTGCCTCGTGCTACAACGGGTGCATAAAACCCGTGAGCAGCCGCTGAACTGTTTTCAGTTAATAGGTCAGCGTTGGTATATCCATCGGGGCTTGCCGCAGCATTAGCCGTAAAGGATGCGTTATCTGCGGTGTACTCTGCGTTGTTTAGCTGCTCCGAGTATAGGGCAAGGTTAGTCCGCTGAGGCTCCAGCAACAAGCGAGGGCAAGTAGACCCCAAATAATCCAAACGGGGTAAACCGCTAACGGGGCCAACTGATACCGCTGCGGTGGTGGTGGCGATGTAGTCTGTTGCTATGTCGCCCGTTTCGAGCTGGTAACCGAACGCAATATATGTACCCGTTGAAGCGGTTGGCTGAAAGCGAGGGGTTGCCAAAGAATCTGCGGCAGTAATAAATACTGTTGTGCCAAGCACTGATGTAAACGACATTGAACATCTATACCAACCACCGCCTGCGGCAACAATAGTTGCGGTGCTGCTAGTTGCACTTGCAGTTCCGTTTACTAAATCAAAATTAGCAAATGGCGTAGGGTCAGTACCCAACATAAGCTGTACAAACTGATGCGTACCAGCTTTTAAGTATACGCTTGTCGTGTAGGTGCCATTTAATACAAATGCTTGAGCAACATACTTTTGAGTCGTTGCTCCAGTAAGCGTAATTGTGTCAGCGTTCACTACTCCATTTAAAGGATTGGCGGTAGTGTTAGCCGTTACAGTTGCTGAAGTCGCTGCCCAAGTAGTAGTAAAATCTTGGCTTTGCAAAATCAAGTTTTCACGCACCTTTTCAATTAGGCCGTCACTTTGCACACGGGTGGCGCTTGAGGCACGGCTGAAGGTTAGGTCGCCCGTACCATCGGTCGGCTTAACCGAGTAAACCTTTTGGTCTTTGTATCCCGAAGGGATCATTACCAGACTTGCGTCATCAAAAAAACTCATATCAATTCAAAATAAATAGTTGGTCAATTAGGCATTCTTCGCCCTCAAGTGTTGCTCCATCGTCTGTCATACGTTGGATGTAGGTGTCAAAAATATCATAGTAGGTGTCCTCACCCAAGTCCTGCAGGGCAGCAGTCAAGCAATCAAAGCCCTCAAACGTGCCTTCATCATTCAGCACACGAGTCTCAAACTGCGCCACAAACTCATTAGCAGGAGCGAAGCACGGAGGTGCTGACTGATTCTGGATAGACAAAGTAGTCTCATCCACTTGGCCAAACCAAGTAGAGCAGTACACTACTCCCCACGATATAAAATTAGCCATTGTTATCCTTCTCTTTTAAGTAACTCTTTAACTTGATGATATTGCCCTTCTTTGGTATGTAGGTCTTTTTAGAGAACCCAGCTCGCGAAGTTCGCATCGGTGTCGGGGTAGACATCTGCATTGTTGTTGGAATTATATTGAGGGAACTGCGCTTGGTTGTAAGACATATAAGTGATAAACCTATCCGTATAATACTGCGCTAAGTCACGAGCCTTGCCTACAAGGTAGTCTACTTCCAACTTATCAGCGGTAGTGCTATTCTCCGAGTTGTGCTTGAACACCCCGCCATTGCCTACGGTGTATGCTGCGAAAGGCAGATACTCCACCATTGCCCAATGGATTACCATTGGTTGCAGGTAGTCGTTTACCAAAGCCAAGTACGGGTTGGCAAGAGTATTGGCGATAATGTCATTGCTAATCTTATCGTAAAGCTTCGTGCCTGTGTAGTTTTGGATGTGAATCTCCTGTGCTATCTTAATGAACTGGATAAATTTGTCCGTGTCCACATTACCGCCAATAGCGGTGTTGCGAACCAAGTCCTCTCGTTTAATCCAAAGTGCCGTTGCCATTTCTTATCTGTATTTTAATGATCCTCTTGATGATGTGTCAATGGGTCGTGTTTGAGCAGCATCCCATCCATTAGGAACGAGCTTGCTGGTTGGCACGCCTTCTTTGATTGCAGCTTCCGTTGATACGAGCTTGTCGTTGTCTAGGCCCTCGTTAGGTAGGAACTTACCACCCTGCCGCTTGCGGAAGTAAACCAAACGCCTCCAAGCGTGGTGGCAGAACGCCCCACCCTTCCACTTCCAGATAGAGTACACGCTCTGACCTTCGGGGGCAAACTGGCCATTCTCTCCGCTGAAGCTCATCATATCGATGTCCTCTTTGCGAAATACTGTTCCTCCGTTTGCTGCTCCTACCATCTCACGGCAGAACTCACGGGAGTTGCTGCTGATGTTACGGGTGTATGCGTAGCGAATCTTGTAAAGCCCGCTATCAAAGCTGCTCTTTTCTTCGGGGTTACTGAAATCCTCTACGGCAAAATTGTACTGGGTAGCGAGGTGGGTGTCCTCGTTATCTGGGTCGTTGACTACCTCATCGCTGATGAGTTCCCATTCTTCTAAATCAACGACCTCACCCTTTCCCCGCAGAGCATCTATCCACTTATGCTCATCATCTTGGGAAAACTCGGGTACCTCGCTCTTAAACTTGTGCGACTTCATCTGCGAAATAATAGCAGAGGAGTTGCCCTTAAAGAGGGCGTTGGCAACCTGTGGGTCAAACTGAAGCATCTGCACCAAGAAGGTGATCGCTTGGTCTACCGTTAGAACGCCATCCTTTACGCTCTGCATAATCTGCAAAGAGCTTGCGATCTGCGCTCCGTTGTATGATGCCTCCTTCTGAATTAGCTCCTCGTTGGCTTCACTTACCTCGATAGGGGCAAGACCGTCTGTTTTAACGCCTGTTGATTCTTCAATTACCTCCGCGTCTTGTACCTCCGTTTCGGTGAACTCTAAAGGCTGGAGGGTCTTGAAGTATAGGTTTAGGCTAATGTCGTTGTAGGCTAAGATTTGGTCGATACCGTCAAGTATAATCTCTTGCTTCGGGCGAATAACAAGGTTATCTAAAAGCATAGAGGCAGTCTTCAGTTCATCAGCATTGTTGCCTAGACCTGAATTATCCTTAATACCCAAGAGCATAGGGCTTACAATACGGTGCGAAACCATTATCTTCTGAGCTGCCTCATCAGATAGGAACTGATATTGGGCTGCGGCATCCGACAACTGAACGGTGTCGATGGTTGCAGCAAGGTCTTTGTTGTCGTTGAACGCAAGGATGAACTTTCCAGAGTTGCTGCTTCCGCTATATTTTTGAGCAATCTGATTTTCTATTTGCCTACGCTCCTCCTCGCTAGGCACCCCATTATTGAAGTTAATCAAAAGGGAAGGGCTTAAAGAGTTCTGTACGTTGTTGATATGGTAGTTTGCAATTTCCTCCTCAAGCTCCGAATATGGTAACGAGCCTTGATAATCGACGGGCGAGTACGCGTAAAAGCCTGCGCGATATGGCTTGATGTAAAGAATCTCTAATCCTTCTTTGCTTGTGCCAAACGCAGGAATCCGAACAGGCGTTTCTTTTCTGCTGGCTACATCTACCCAATTTCTCGCGTAGTAGTAAGCATCAATGTCTCCTTCATCGTTTGTCCTAGCGGCCCTTAATGTTTCAATGGGTATGTGCTGCACCTCTACAATCATATTGTGATCGGTAGAGTACACAACTTGAAAGGCGCATTGGCCCATCATAACGTAGTCCGCTACTATTTTCTGAAGGCAAGGCTTCGTAAACAAACCACGCATCGCAGCATATTCGCTTGGTTTCTGGGCAGAGTCCGTTGCATCTAAGCCCTTGCCAAAGGTCAAATCCATCAAAGAGTTTAGGATGGCGTTATTGGTAGGTGAGCCGTTGTATCGGTCAATTAGATACCCGAAGTAGTCGTTGTTCTCTCCGTATTCGATATAGTCCTTGCCCTGCACCTCTCTAATGACAGGCGTGGTGTAGGAACTGAAGTTCACAACGTGGACTTTAGATGATGATGTACTCATTATTGTAGCTTGTTTCTTCCGTGTAGACGTTTTGGTTCACGGTAAATTTATCGAAATCTGTTTGCGAAGTTACG